ATGAATTGTCCGGCTTGTAGATCCGAATGATCTCTTCAGCCTGTGCTTTCAGTTCCTCTTCTGTTTCGCCACGAAGAACAGATACCGGAACACCTGTTTCCTGAGAGATTTTCTCTTTCAGCTTTCGTTGGATGTCAGCCTTTTGAAAAGCTTCCAGCTGCTTCTGGAGAGCGGCATTCTTTTCCTGTTCCTTTTGCAGTTCAGTCTTTGAAGCTTCTTCGGCAGCGTCATACTTTTCAGCCTTTCCTTTCAGTTCTTCATAATCCGCATACTTTTTCCGTTCCTGAGCAAGTCTATCTCCTAGAATTGCATTGAGTTCAGACTGCGTAAACGTTCTTTCCGGCTCTTCAGATGGAGTCGTCACATCTTTCATTTCCTCTGCCATGTTGGCTCCTTTCACCGCACTTATTTGGCGGGCGTCATTACTTCGTTTAAGGCACGAATTGCCATGAAAAAAGCACCCTGCAGTAGGATGCTGTTTCATATAGTTTGATACAATAGCCTCTGGAAAGGAGGCTACTAATGAAAAAAGACTTTGCAGATTTCGAAAAGACTTTAACTGATCATGAGACCATCCGGAAAAAAGTCCTTTTCGGAGCCACAAATGACGAAGGAATAGTTAAAAACGATTTGATGACCCATATCATGATCGTTATCAACATTCTCCATCTTTACCACAACTGGGTATCAAGCAATGACTGAATACTATCAGCGATTTCTTTGGCTAGTGTTTCAGCATCGTAGGAAGGTTCAGTACCTTCCTTTTTTGCTATTTCTTTTTCCATAATTTCCTCCAAAAGAAAAACACTCCGGAGAGTGTTAGTTTGTTCTGAATTGTTCCCTTTCTTTATTCGATAATTCAATAGGTCTCTTACCTATTGTTTTACAATATTCAGAAAGTAACTTGAAGTTATAAGTTGGCTGTGATGGATCTGATGGCATAGTCAAAATTCCACCAGGGTCATTATCATATTCAAGACTCTTTTTATTTTCGTTCACCATAATACCTCTCAAACAGTTTTTTCGCTTCTTTCCCATCTATAAACATTCTGTTGCTTCCCTCAACAATCGGCTCAGCTCCAAGTTCTTTTTTGTAATACTCAATTAGATTGGTTTTAGCGTCAAAATACACATAACCGTCATAACCCGCTTCATAACTTTGTTTAACTGCTTCAGCAAACAAATGACCACCTACTCCGTAATATTCCTTTTGGCCACTAAATAACGGACTCACTGGATTGTTAAATGGAGCAGATTCAACTATGTCAATATGAACAGCATAGTTATTTGGCTCAGCTATCATAGCAATCATTCCTTGAATACGGTCATCGCCTTCAGCTAACAACTGATAAACTTTAAAACCATTCTTTTCGGGTTTTGTCCAATCAAATAACCAACCTTTATAATCTTTTTTCTTAGGATGTATTTGTGTTATTGATGTCTTTACAATAGTATTGTCAGAATTCCTTCGCAAACAAGGTGTAAACTCATCAATTTCTATATTTATTTTACCATTTTCTTGCTGAATACTTAAGGATTTCCTAAACGTTTTAGCTTGATAAACGTCTCTTCTATGAGCATTAATCTCATCCTTGTTCTTTGCATAGATCTGCCTGCGCATCTCATTGATATCACCACCGGCTTCGTTATACATATCCAGATACTTATCCCGATCATAGATAGAATCGTACCGGCGCTTGTCTTTTTCCTTGAAGGCTATAGCAAACGTACAGTCACAGTTCTGATGGATGTGTTCAGCATGATTTCCTTTCAGAACTGTTTTGGAAGCTTCCTGCCATCCTCTGGATGCGAGAGTCATACAAAAAGCACAGGTATCTCCCTGAGGCACCCATGCCCACTGTGCTTTATCACGTTTTGCATTCTGCATCATTGTATCAGCACCAGCCTGTCTGACATGCCGTCCTACAATGCTGGGAATCTGACCCGGAGAGTGATATCTCGCCCAGTTCAGTGCCTTGGCAATTTCTGACATCGTTGCAGTATCAGCCGGAATAGCAGCAGGAACATCTGCATCCATGACATCTGCCATATAGTCATACATCTCAGCAGACAAAGTCGCAGATGTCTCTCCATACTTCGTTGCAAGGCCATATGCATAGTCGATTGCTGCTTGGATATCTGTCAGACCATGTTCATCTATCCATGCCTGCATCTGGTCCCCGGCTCTTTTATCAATGGCTGCGAGTCTCTGAATATACTTAAGCCAGTTCACCTTCGTTATCATTGTTGAATTCCTCGCTCAACGTCATCAGACCTCTCGCCCTTGTTTCCTGCCCTTTGATCCTTCGGATATCAGCTTGGTCAAAACCAATCATTTCCAGGAATGTATCTGTTTCAGCAAACGCCTGACGTGCACTGGCAATCTTGATGGCCGCATCAGCTGTAACAGAGACAGACGGCATTGCCGGATTTTTGAAATGAGCCATGATGGACTTCTGTTCATCTGTCAGTTCATCAATCGTCTTGTTTTCGGCAATCGCCATTGCCATCAGAGCGATTGTGTCCAGTGAAGAACCATTGCCTGCATTCAACTGCTCTGCCTTTAAAACAAGTGCCTGTGTCTGGGCCAAAATTGCTTCAGCTGACGTAGGATTCGCATCATTGATTACACCGACATCTGTTACAGACAGATCTGTTGCAGAACAGAACTTCGTTGCAATCGCCCTGATCATCTGGATATGCGGTTCGATCGTCCCCTGCTGGAACTGACCAACCTGTGGGTTCTGTCCGGTCTCCGGATTAGTCGTTGCCACCAGAATGCTTCCGACATACTGTTTGAATTTGTCACTGACAATGGTGTCATACTGATCATCTGTAACTCCGAGCAGATATTTCTGAGGAGCAGTACTGAATTCCAAAGCAATTGTTGCATTTGCCATTGTCCGGATATACTGCTGGATCAGATCTCGGATCGGTCTCTTTAATCTGGATCTGCCAAACGGTTTATCACTGGAGGCATTCCAGATCAGTGGCTCCATCAAAGGCCTTCCCATCTTGTGTGGATGCTCCGTCGCTACCCAGTGACTATTTTCTTTTCTGAGTACCCATACAGCAGTGTCTGAATAATAGTTGATCAAGGTTGGTGTCCATAGATCCTTTTTCTCTTCATCTGCAACAGTATCGATAATCGCCATACCACATGCGATTCTTCCTTTTTCTCCGTCCCAGCGAGCCGATGCAGTCTCTGGAGAATGGAATCGAATCCGGCAGCCAAGTTTCGGATCTGCGGAAAGTGTGGCAAATGTGCAGCCATATTTCAGTTCGTCACGGCAGGCTTTCATATACTCGGCTTTCATGTTGTTTGCATTCATGATCTGCATGATCTGGTCAGCATCATACCCATCCCTGCCCACAAATCCGTCAAACATAGAACGAGATGCCAGGACATCAACAGCTTTTTCGCCCCAAGCGCATCCGATTTCCAGATCCTTAATACCCTTCGGCAATGCAAAGCCTAGATTCACTTCTCCTAGAGTTACATGCCCTTCGTAATACTTTCTTTTATCTTGGTTCTTAGAATTGTGGTAATTAAAAATACTGACCAATTCCTGGATACACTCCGCATCGTACTGGGTCAGTCCTGTAGCTTCTGCAATATTCTCTGATAAATACATTAGCCTATCCTCATCTTTCTTCCCGGATCTCGCTTACATGTGCTGGCTCCCCACAAGGCAAGCGCACATGCCTCAATCGGAGCAGAATCACTTCCTCCGAAGCCCCAGCCTCCTGCGATCGGTCTCTTTATAGCGTTAACGGCACTGTCTGTGAGTGCCGTTTGTTTTTCATACCAAGTCAAAGTGTGTTCTCTGACTCCTGTCGTTAATCTGGATGCAGCATCGATCACATCGTTCGCTCTGACCTTTACTACTGAGCCTTTGTATTTCCATACTTCAGAAATGCGGTCGATCAGAAGATCCACACCGTTCTTTCCATCTATCACTACACAGGATGCCACACCATAGCGTTGATTCAGCCAGTCTGAGAGCCATCTGGTACCTATAGCAAGCGGTTGCCTGTCTATCAGAGATATCCTTGCTGTGCCGTCTGATTTGAGCACACAGCCGGCAAGAACCACCTCAGTACCATCAGCGGTGAACTTGATCCCATATGCCGTTTTCCCTTCCGGTTTCAGTTCCTTGGATTTGCACTTCATCCAGTCTCTTTCATCAATGGCTGTTTCAACTTCTTCTTTTTCCGGGACGGGTGGCCACCATCCAAGACGTTCCCTTGCAAAAGTGTCCGGAGACATCTGATCAACTTCTGTCTGGACTGTCGACAGTCGGATGCGCCTGCCGAGTGCAGGATTCGATTTCGCCCAGCGACTCTGATCGTAAACATCTCCTATCTGATCAGTGGAGAATTCCGTCCAGGCGTTTCTGGTATTCCCGGCTTGTGTCTTAGTTCTGAATTTGCGGAAGACAGTTCCAGGACTGTTCTCTTCCGGAGGAGTACCAAGATAGATTGTCTGGGGATTGGATGAAGCGGAGATTGCCGGCAGGAAAGACGCCTGCTGAGTATCGTCCAGTTCCTGTGCTTCATCAAAAATCAACAGATCACCATGCTGCCCTCGGCCTCCGTTTCTGGTCCGGGCAATAAACTTTATTCTGCAACCATTCTTCAGAATGATTGCCTCACGGCCAAGAGCAGTTTTGATTTCTCTCACATACTTCTTAACCTTCGGATGTTCAAAAAAGGCCTTCAGTTCTTCGAAGGTCTCTGTTGCTGTCTTCTGCAGATGAGCAGTATAGATCACATTTTCTTTAAACAGCAGCATTCCCGGAATCGCTCTGCCCTGGACCACAAATGATTTTCCATTTTGCCTGGGAACAGCAAGGCCACAGCCTCCGGATGCCCAGGAGCCATCTTCATTTCTTCCCAGCCAGTCATGCAGCACATTCTCCTGCCATGGATCTAACTTGACTCCGCCGATCTTCAATACCTTTAGAGCGTCTTTCTCGTCTGAGCTAACTGAGTTTGGAGCGATTCTCACGGTTGGCAACTGACTTCCCATCAGCTTCTCGACTCTGTAAGATTTCGCTGAGTTCGTCATCAGTGTCATTTCTTCCCTCTATTTCCTCAATCTCGTAAATAGTCTCCCGGTATTGTTTTGCCAGCTGAGCCGTCTCCTTTTCAGAGCATGTATCCAGCCGATCAGCAAGCATAGCAGCTAGGGTTTTCAGTTGCTCAAGACGTGAACCTTTTCTTGTTACAGTCTTTAATTTCCTTGCCATACCGGCCTCCTATATTTTTTCTGTGTGTAAATCGGCGCT